TTCCATAGAGGCTGCAACCGCTGTTGCTGTAGAAGACTTTAGAACATCTGGATCAAGACCTTGCGCCATCTTAGAAACGCCTGTCTTGTTATCTACCAACTGGTCAAAGTATTGCAGTGCTGGAAGTGTCTGACCCGCTGTGAAAGGTACTGCCATCTCCATGACGCTGTTGGGTGCTTTCACCCGCACAATGCGTCCAATCTCGTTGTTCAGCAAATCGTCAATCGCAACCTGACCATCAACAATCTGCAATGCTGGGTTATTGGTCAATGCCACGTTGTCCAGAACACCGCGCAGCATCGCTGTAGCTGCATCCTGATCGTCCATCACCAAATCAACCAATGATGAGCCAAAGAAAGCATGTGGCTCTGGATCACACTCAAAAATTGCGTATGGCGCACAATCTGCTTCGTAGAAGTTTAACAGCTTGAACGTAGAACCAGCACACAAGAACTGGTACAGACGCGGTACACCTGTACCCTCTATGTCCAATTCCATGTAGGCATTTGTGACTGTGATTTTCTTAGAAGCGGCAGTGATGTTTTCATCCTCACCCTCATCTACTGCATAACCACGGCGCTCAAATTCAGCTTCATCATCTACAACGCTATATTCTGTGCTATCTAAGCCCACAAGATCGTCTGGGCTAAATCCCATCGCAATCAAGTCAGACACGCGCATTTCTGTGCTGTGACCACAGATGTAGTAATTATCTATGCTACGCGCATTGCGATCTACAAAGAAATCCTCTGGGGGAACGCTCTCAATGCAGATGTCACCGTGAGGAATAGACCGCGCAATCTTTACGTCATGCTCTGGTACTTCAATCTCCATACCCATCTGATCCATTGAAATGCTCATGCGCATCTCATGTTCAAGAACTTCTACATCATCATCTTCAATGATAACCGCAAATTCTTCATCGGATAGCTGGGTAAAGGTATGGATTTCTGTTTCCATTTCCTCATTGAAATAAACGTATGCAATGCCAGCTTTCTTCACCATCGCATCTTGGAATACATCGTTTAGTACGCGGTATCCGTCATGCTGCTGGAATTTATATGAAACGTAGCTAGTAGCTTGCTCTGCAATCGCAACATCCTCTGGGCCACGCGGCACAAACTCTACAGGCTTTTCGCTAGTGAGGAATATACGCTGAATGCTTGGCTTTAGACCGCGAACAACCTCACGGCATTTTGTTGCCACAACTCTGCTGCGACCTTCCTCATAGCCAATGTCTACCTCACCATCAAAGTAGCGCTGGGCCTTGATCCGCTGTGGTGCAATCTCGCTGTCTACAAAGTCCACCGCGTCTTGGATTGCTTTGGAAACAATGCTTTCAATCTGTGTCTGATCTAGTGGTTCAAGTCTCATTGATTGATTGCTCCTATAGCGTCTTGTAAGAACGGTGCTGCCATTGGCCCTAATAAATCTGCTGATGGCCCAGCCGCTTCCCTAGTGCCAAATGTTGCGCCTGATCTTGCCACAAACGGCGCGATAGTGGCTATGAATTGCTGTGCTTGCGCAATGGCGCGTTCATCAGTAATGGCCCTGCGAACAAGGTCTGGATTTTCCGAAACCAAAATATCAGCAATTTTACTACGCTCTGCCGCAGACAAATCACGGCTAAAGCTATCAACAAACTTGCGAGAAATAGACAGCAAGGCGTTTACATCACCCGTGGCTGCTGCAACACCTTCCGCAGCAGTTACACCTGCGTTTTGCGCTTTCGCCGCCATCATTGTTTCAGCAGTTTGTGTATTGCGTAAAACTGTCTGCGCTACATCTTCTGCCTCTGTTGCTATATCTAGCTTACGCAACACTGCTGCTTGGTCTTGTGGGTCAGGAATTAAGGCCCGTAACAACATTCCCTCTTTCTGACCTTCTTCAAGCATTCTGCGCAGAGCTGTACGCTCTTGACCTGTAGCAAATCTACCCTGCAATGCAGCTAAGAAACCTGAACGATAGCTTGCTAGTGTAGCAGGGTCTTTAGCCCACTTGTCTTCTAGTTCCACCATGACTTCATTTACGTCACCTGCAAGAGCCTTGCGACCAGCTTGAAATGCATCACGATTAGTTCTTACGGCTGCCGCTTGCGCTCTTGTTGACATCAAATCAGGGACATCAACGTCCAGCACAGACCGTAAAGACTTTTCTATATCTGTAGTTGCAATAGACAAATCAATGTCACCAGCTTTGCTTTCTTTACGCGCAGTTTGCTGTAGAACTCTGCGGATTTTTTCAGCTTCCTCTACGGTTGGCCTACGCGCAAACCGAACCACCCCATCATCAGCTACGGCATACAAATCTGCCATGCCTTGACGTTGTGCGATTTTATTAAGGCTCTCACCAACATCAGGTGCAGTCTCTAATACTCGCGCTAACTCCATGAAGACATCGTTTGTTACTGGCTCTGTCTTAAATGGTGCATACGCTGCGCGTTCTGCGGCAACTGTTTCAGCTTCACTCGTAGCACGACGACGAACTGCACTCACCGCTGGATCAGCGCTTACATCGTCAAGATATTCTGCAATCTGCTGCTGCGCAGCGCTTCGTAATCTACGGGGTCTTTGCTCCAAAGCCGTTTGGATTGTCGCCGCTGCTGGGCCACCTTGACCACGCAACGCCTTAACAGATGCTGCAATCGTGCGGTTCTCAGCTAATATCTTACCGTCCATAATATCTTGAACGATCTCATCTGGTGTCTTTCCAGTTTGCTCAACAAGGCGCTGTATTTCGTTTTCTACTACAGATGCACCTCTGCGACCCGTAGTTCGTCTGGCTGCATCCACAAGAGCTTCCACACTACGAACAGCACCCCTTGCAACCTTTTCGCCAACTACTCCACCAGCAGCGCCACCTAATGCACCAAACGGAACACGCGCTGCTCGTTCTGCTGCGCCACCTTCACCAGTGCCAAAAGCGTAAACAGCACCTTCTGCTGCACCACGAGCCGCTAAACGCCCCATCGTTGGAACCGCAGCACCACCACCTGTGAATATCATAGGAGCAACCGCACCACCTAGCTCATAGGCCATTGCTTCTGTAGGACGCGCTTCTTGGTATGCCTTAATGCCACTACGGATTTTATCCAGCGCTTCTTCATAAGTCTCGCCTGTCGCAAGCGCCCTTGCTCTTGCCTCTATTTCATCCGCAAAGCCTAACGTCAGACCCTGCATTGCCGTCCGAGTTCTTTGCGTAGGAACTAAAGATTGCTCCCGTTGGCGTTCTTCCTCTTTCGCTAACGTGCGGTCTAAGATTTTGCGTTGCGCTTCCGTCAAATCAGCCATCTTAGCCTCCTAGAAATTCTTTACGTTCTTCTTCCGACATCACATTCTGCCAGTGGTTTTTCCAATCCGCATCAGTCAGGAACCGATCTGGCATTGGATTTGGCGGCACTTGTAAGATAGTGGGCTTTTCAGGAACTGTACCTTTAAAGCTAAAGTCTGGAATAACCAACTGAGGATCAAGACCAGCTTGCCTTGCAAATTCTGTGTATTGATTGGCAATGGATTGGTATTGCTCTTGTGCGCCACCATACAGGCGACCCGCGCGATCTACAAAGTCTGCTCTTTGTGTCTCCGTTAGGCGCGTCCCTTCCCTTACTTGATTGTAAAGACTTCTTACGCGCTCATCTACACCACCAGAATTTTGCGCTGTAGCAAACTCACCTTCACGCACAACAGACCCGGGATCAAGCACCTTCATAAAGTTAAAGATCAAAGCCAAATCACCCGCAGGTGATGGGTCATCCGCTGACCGTACCACGCGCGAATAAGCAAAACTAACATCTGAGAAATCTTTTACGGGAGCTAGTCCTGTAAACTCTTTACGCGCATCAACAACCATCTTGTTCATGTCAGACTTGGAAACGCCGCCCTTCATCATCTCTTGCATATACAAAGACATTGCGGTTTTTGCGTCATATGCACCTGTTTGCAACCCTTGCAGCACCATTGCCGCAACACGGTCACCAGCACCTGCGCGCTTTGTCAGTGTATCAATTGTTTTATTCTTTGACTGCGTCTGTAAACGTCTAGCACCAGATGCTCTCAACTGCTCACCCATGCGCTGGTTAGGAGCCAACAAAGGATCAAGTGCAGCGCCGAAACGCTCCATTGCTGTCATCCCTGTTTCTTCGTCTGGTCTGCGCATGATGTCCATGAAACCTAGTAGGCCAGTGCGTTGGGGTGCATTTGGGTTCATACTCATGTTCATATCCTTTGGCTTTGATTGTGGCCCTTTATAGCCCTGCCATGCGCCAGTGCCTTGTGTCTGGTAAATCCACTGACCAACCTTGTCTTGTGTCGCCTTATCAAACTTCTG